CAAGAACTTTTCTGGTAAAGCTTTATTTTTATTAATATAAAATTCAGATCATGTTCGTTTGCTTAACATAACCCATAATTTAAAGATTTCTAAGAAATCTCTAAATGGTCTTTCAGAGGCACGTTCCTCAGCTCAAAATTCTTGCGGAATAAGTGAATCATGTAATGATGGAGTAAATAAATCCCTCAACATGGTCTCTATTCCTAACATGATTAACGGATTCGTATCATCATAGTTAGTGAGAAGATCCCCTGTTGGATATACGTAGCTTGCTTCCTTTGACTTAACAAACTGTTCAACCAAATCATAATTTACATTGATAAGGAGATCAGGGTTTGAGAATGGCATTATACCAACATCAACAGATCTTGTAAAGGGATCTCGAGATGGGCGCATATGATTCTCTAATGCTAACGGTGTCGTTGGTAGGGCTAAGTGATTTGTATTTAGATTATACTTAATATCAAGTCCAGTAGCGGTAACTTTGGATAGTAGATTACCGAGCTCTTTATCGTCTATTAATTCTGATTTACTAATTAGATTAGCTCATGAATAGAGTTTGGGAGGTTTTAATCCTTCTGGATCTAATGTATTAACTAAATTAGGATATATAGGTGAATTTTCATCAGCTTCTCGGATAAATTGAACAGCAGATCCCTCATACCGTTCCAATGCACTTTCACTCAAGTTCATCTTTTTATATAAGAGAGTATGTAAAATTTCATTTATTTCGCATAAATTTCCGTGAGTCACCTCAGAGAATGGTACTAATCATCTCTGTTGTAGGAGTCAAGATACATAAGGGTACAGATTAAAATCTTCCTTTGTACCAACTCCAATGGGTGAGTTAGGGTGAGATAATCAGACTAAGAGTACACGAAGTCTGTTTGACAAATCCCAAAGCGAGCAACTGATCGCTTTAGAACAAGCCTTGTAACCAAATCCTAGAAATGCTAAAGTAGAATTAAGAGTTAGGTTATATTTCCTTACAAATTCTACCACCAATGATGTCGATGCCTTAGTTGCAATACACTCTTTCAGAGGGAGCATATCAGCTTGAAATGTGTCCACAAAGAACTTCTTTGCAAACTCCACAACAAATTTGGATCGAGCAATTATTGACTTAGCTAAGCCAGCCTTAACACCTATCAATTCCAATATTTGACGGTATTGACCAGCAATTTCTCCGTTTGCAATTACAATATCATCTCCTAAGATTGCGTAATCCTCGAACCATTTGATCCTTCCAGCACGCTGTGCTGCGAATTGGACAATTGCATGATGTGTCAACGCTAGCATCCCTCAAGATGATAAAGCCCCCATAGGTTGTCCTACTGAGTACTCTATCCCATTGGGAAGATTTTTACCTAACGATCTCATCCTGTTAGGAATCTTATAAGTACGCTTTGTTAATAAATCACCCCAAGCTTCAGCAAATAACGCAGAATCAGGTACAAGATCTTTTAAAAGGGATCTAATAACTGATTTCTGTAAGCTTAGAGGTAACCTATCCGTAGCAGCACTTAAATCTATTGATGAAAACTTTATATAACTTTTATTATTAAGTTTCATAGATTCTTCATGGTATTTCCTTTGAAGTCGAAGTACAGGATGTAATTGGTTAAATGTTCCATCTATATCAGGTAACTGCTTCAAGATGGAGAAAATCCATTTATGTAATGGTCACATAATCCATTGAGTTCATGCATCAACCATCGCAAACACACGTATTTTTCCTGCGGGCTCCATTTTCATAGACAGTTTTCCTAAGTAAGATCTCCCTTTATTTGAGAGGGAGTTCTTATCATATAATAGGAATGCTGAAAACTCATTTCTTAGAGTCCAAACCTTCTTCTGAAGATCGTTAGAAGATCATCTTATAAGACCTTTGTCATACAAATCTTGGTAATAGGCTGAAATAAATGGCAATCTATAGATACCAAAATAAGCTTTAATAAGCATATTTAAAAATACTATAATATAAGTCATTCAAGTCAGTGGTATTACATAGGTTGAATTAAAGATCCCTAATTTCAGGAATATTACGTCGCCGAGTTCCCAGAAACTTTGCCCCTCATATTGCCGATAAGAAACAGGTTTCCTTGTAATGCGTAACTCCAGTACATCTAGAATGGGAATAAGTCAGATGGGGAATAAAAGGAAGTAATTTGTTAGCAAGTTATCCTGATCTAATTCATTTTCCTGACCTATTTTGAAACCATCTAGTAATGGATGATATGCAAGTGAAACTGCCTTAAGCTTTTCCACAAAACTTAACATGTTTAGCTGTCTACAAAATTCCACAAGAGACACTAAGAGTGTCCCGGAGTTCTGTCAGACCCTGGCCGATAAAATTAATGAATGAAGAGAAGAATTAGATCTTCCATCAAACGTTAATGGCCCCGACTTAAGTATTGGAAAAAGTTTAGGTGCTTGGAGAGGAGCGATCTTAACCCTTCTGTTTAATTGAGGGGTAAATCGCGTATCCAAAAATTCGTTGAATTTAGGTAATATTTTACGTAGATCAACACCTGCATCAGTAATAGTCCCCAATTTAAGGAAACCGACGAACTCTAGGATTCTAAAAAGTCCAAAGAGAGTCATCCATAATTTAATTGAAGGAATATGTCTATCCCTAAGAATTAACTTTCTTACTTGTGCAGGAATTATGATTGGAATTCCTCGTTTAGTTCTTTTTGGACGAACTTTAAGTTCGGTCAAATCTGCAACTACATATCCAGCAATGGATTGTTGTAGTAAAACTTGGCATGCCTTTAAGTATATTACTGTTCCGTGCATCCCATTGTGTTTATATAATTTTCCGACATAAAATATAAAGCTTGCCACCTGTCTTACGACAGATTTGGTAGTTCTTGGACGGATTGCCTTAACATACTCTAAGAATACATTAATTAATCCGCGGGCACCATTTCTGGTGACCAAACCATTAATCATTATGATTCGCTCAGCAATTAGGTTGTTAAGAGTATCAACTCTCTTATCCATACCAGCATTTCATCCTATATCCCTGATTTTATCGGGCGTCAAATTTTTGAAGGTAGATTTTGAAGTAATTTTATTATTATTCATTATTGTAACTTTATTTTATAAATTGACACTAAGATACAGGCACCAAGATAATTTGGATCCATTTTATTGCATTTTTGAGTCTTTACTGTACTTACGCTCGCAGCCTCGTCCGATTATTCTCGAGTGACCAAGATCCGTCATTTACTCTTTTGAAGTAAAGCGTTCGGAACAACACCTTGAATAAGTACTCCTTACACTAATCTTCAATAAATTAAACACTTTAGTTATTTAAGTTAGTTTTCCATACATCATTTTGTTTCTTGCATTCTATCAATCCATTCCTTACTAACTAATTCTACTATAAAATTACGTTAGAGTCAACTTGTCTCGGGAATTATATTATCCTAAATAAAGGAATTAAAAATTGTAATAATCATTAGGGCTCTTTTAAGAAGAGTTTAATACTCTATTATTGTAACTTAAAATCAATAATTATTTCTTAATCCTTATTTATTCAATTTATCCTTTTGGGTGTTTATCCCACTTCTCTTAAAATAGGAGAGGTTTTAAGTAATTAGTAAGAATATATAAATACAAAGAATTAATAGTCTGTATTGTTCAAGTATCTGTGAGTGAGGTGTTAATATTATTATGTACCATTATCACTAATGACAAAACTCTAGATAATATTTTCTAGTTTGAAACTAATATTATATTAGTCTATTGAAATCATTATTAAGAGGATATCAATATAATTTTATTTAAACACAAACTTATTTACTTATAGAAACTTAACTGGTAATTAATATGAAAATTAAATTATCCCAGATACATCTCTATTAGTAACCTAGGTTACCTTTATTTAGTTAGCGGTTCGGAATTCTCTATCCAGATAGTGCAGGCCCATGTAGCAATCTAGCATAAATTCTCGTTATTAACAATTGATGGAAGATCGAGATGACCATATCCTAGCAAATAATTATTTTAGCCTGATGATTCAACCTGAACTTAAGAGAGGGGTTAGCACTCCTAAATCCTTTTTGGTACGATCCAAAGGTTCCTTTCGTTTCAGATTAATCTAACTACTTGCCTAATATAAAACATACTATTTTCATAGCTGTCCACGCTGCTGTTCGATTCGTCCTGAATAATCCCCTTTTCCAACTTTTGGTTATTTCATTGGGAGGTAGGTTGTTGCTTCAACAACCATTTTCTAAATGACAAGGTTTATAACCATAGTATTCAGCTAGTAATAAGTACATGAATTTGCATGCTAAGTTTATCCTATATCTAAACCCGAGTTATAACCTTCCTCTTTCACCGTTCATATTCTTTCTTCCACGTAACATTCCTTGGTCTTTAGGTCCAATTCCTGCCAGTTTCAGAAACAAACTTCTGGCTTCAAGAAATCTTCTATATTACTACAAATAGTAAATAATGGATATCTAAATAGTCCATTAGGGATTCTTGAGTATCAAAAGAGTTAAGCTTTTCGCTCGCTTTCTACCTGTATAATGATAAATACGGGAACAAAAGTCACAGATGCACTCTCCTTAATGAGGGGAGATGGACAACTGAGTCCTAAGTCCGCGCAGACAGGCAAAAGTCTGCTTAGGTCCTTACAACGCAAGTTGTGAGAACCCTGGGTGAGGGCGGACTCATGTCTTCCTAGTTGAAGTAGAGCCGTCAGTTCCGGTAGCCCCCAGTCATACGGATTCCCTTTTTGCTAAGACGGTAGGAAAAACACCGCCTCCTCTTATGGACGAGGAGTCCCGTGATTTTGTTACAGCAGTTTCACATCTGCCCTTGACGCTCAGATGCGTATCGATAATTTTCCCTCCAGGAATCTTTAATTTCTCTGGAGCGAAGTGAAGATATACATCAAGTAATTTAAGGTTCATATTTATAATAATAAACTTTGATTACTAAATTAGCCACCCTAGATAGCCCAAAAGTCTATCTGAAGGGGCGTTTGCAGGTTTCAAATATTCATCTAAGGAAGGCATCATTAAATTATAATTGATTTTAATCAATTAATGATTGCCGGTTAGATTATGAATTCCCAGTTAGAAGTGTTCTATACAAAACAGATCAACACTAGTATCCTATATCAATCCTTTCTTGTTATTCAATTTATAAGCATAAACTCCATCCAATGTCCTCTACCATTTAGATAAGTCTTATTAGTGACTTACCTGCATCCATTTTCCGGGTAACGGAACTAGCATATTGATTAGCACCTTTGAGTTGCTAAGATATTATTTAAGCTGACCGTATCTTAGGAGATTTGCTGTATCCCTTACTCGCAGTAGCTGGCTCCATTGTTGGCAAAGAAGTTATGTTTCAATTAATAACATTGTATAATTTGTTTATTAAGATTGGAATCGAATTAGAATCCATACATGTATGAGTATGTATTATTTATTCCCAGAACCCATGCATATGCATTGGGCTAGTTGGTGATAGAAGCATATCAGCAGTGTTAGGTCCTAAATTCGAAGGTTCAAAGATTTGTATTACATCTCCTCTCCCTAGTCCTGAAGGAATAACTTCTGGTATTTCAGCATAAGGAATTAAGTATAATGGTTTAATTGCGGGATCTATATAATTTAATGTTGTGTGATATGAAAAATACATATCAGAGGCAACATAGATCATTAACAATACCACTACTGTTCCTATAATGTAATAAAGAGGTTTATAGCTTGGCATATTAGAATCTGAAGGCTGAATATTATCAGGCCACTTCGGATAATGTTCATCAAGAGCATCTTCTAAACTTCAATATAAATTACCTATCATAATTAGCATTGCGAAAATTACTAATACGTCAACTAATCAATTACTGAACTTATATAATTTAATTAATAAAATTCAGATTGATTTTGAAGAATAAGTATTGTAATAATTTTTCATACTCATCACTTCAGCGGTACTACACATATTCTCTCCACTTAACATATTAGTGAAGAGTGAATAGGTTAAAACTTTTACTGCAACAAGCTCTAATCTAGAAATTAAAATTTCAATTCATTGAATTATAGATTTCCGGATAAGACTAAAATAATTTCTATGAGAGGATTTTAAATACCCATAAGGAATTCCTCATGGAACCTCTATCATAGTGTTAATTTGACTGTCCGGTATACAAATCAATGATGTTGATTTCACCTTAAGCTTAGGTTTGACTTTCTCTTCCTTCTGTAGTTCCAAGAACTTTTCTGGTAAAGCTTTATTTTTATTAATATAAAATTCAGATCATGTTCGTTTGCTTAACATAACCCATAATTTAAAGATTTCTAAGAAATCTCTAAATGGTCTTTCAGAGGCACGTTCC